GCGGATTAGTAGGCGGCGGGTTTTGCCGACGCGTCGTCCGATTCCGCCTGTCTGCGCAGGATTGCCTCCTGTTGCGCGAGAGTCAGCGATTCGAACTGTTGCGCCGCGCCCGCGCGACCGCTTGCACCCGAATCGGGTAAAGTCATTCCCTGTCTGAGTTTTTTGATTTCCTCTTTCAGGGCGGCATTTTCCTTTTCGAGGGCGGGAACCCGCAGGGCGGACATCTTCAAACTTGCCAGTTGCGCGGCGACATACGCGCCGTCGGGTCTGCTGCTAAAGAATGCTGCGCTGTCGGGAGCACGTAGCAGGGCGGTTACGGTTTTGCCGAACTCGGAATTTTCGTCCTGCATTTCGGGAAAATCGTTTTTCGCCCTTTCAACGTTTGCCGACCACGCCGCCATAAATTGGCGATTGTCCACACTGCCCGCATTCTGTGCCTGCGGTATTTGCTGTTGCCCGACAATTCCGCGCCTTAGCGTTTCGGCTCTGCGCCTTGCCTCGTCGGCATTCGCAAATTCGCCCGCGTCCTCGAATTGTTGCGCCAAGTCCTCGTAGGACTTCGCAAGGGCTTCGGGGTTTGTCGCGGGGTTGTTTTGCTGCGCTTGGGACTGCGAGAGCTTGCTTGCCTCGAACTCCGCCTTTTCGCGGAGAAATTCGGCGCGTTCCTGTTGGAGCTTCTTCCAGCTTTTGTCGCGGCGTTCCTCTTCCTTCTGCGCTTTTGTCTTTTGCGCGTTTTGACTGTCGGGAGAGTCCGTCTGCGGGTCTCCGCCGCCGTCGGGGTTGTCCTGACCGCCGTTCTCCCCTGTTTCGTTTGTATCGGGAGTTCCGCCGTCATTACCGCCTTCGGAGGGGTTTGTTTCGGTGTCTGCTCCCCCGTTTTCGTCTTTTACAGGGTCGGCGGTTGCTCCTGATGTTTCGCCGATAGCCGTTGCATTGTCCTGTAGGTCAACTTCGCCCATATCGGCTTGCGCCGCTTCCGAACGCAGTTGTGCTTCGAGGTCTTGCAATGAGGGTTCTTGATTTTCTGACATCTGTTTATCTTTCTGTTTGGTCGAGTTTTGATGCGAGTTCTTCGAGCCCGACCCCGCCCGAATCACCCGAGTTGTCGTTTACGTCCGACTGACGAAGAGCCAATATGCTGTCTACGGCGGCGGCGAATCCCACGGCATAGCCCTGCCATAAGTCGCCGTTTCGCATAATTCCCGCCGACCTGCCCGCAGCCGCGAATTTCTGCGAAAGCAGATAATCGCAAAAATGCCTGCCGACTTTCGTTTGCATAAAGTCCGAAATAATCCTCAATTCCTCCGCGTTGAACGGTTTGTCGCATACGGCGAGCACCGTCTTTTTCACAACCACCTTTTGGGTTTTGATTCCGAATATCCGCGCTGCGAGTTTTTGAATTTTGTTCATTTGAAAAGTCCTATGATTTTGTCGATTGTTAGTGTAGCTCCGCCCGCCGACAGGGCGGCAATCACCGTCAGTTTTACGAACGACACTTCGAGCTTCTTTATGCGCCCTTCGTGGTCGTCAACGCGCTTCTCGGTATTGTCTATGCGTTGCGCGCGTTCGGCCGAAATAATCCTGTGGTCGTTCAACGCCGCTTCGATTTTTTTTGTCGTGTTTTTCACCTCGTCAATGCTCCTGCAAAGGTTGCGGACATCGGCTTGTAGTCTGCCAATCTGTGTTAATTCGCTGTCTCCCATTACCGCCTCTCAATCTCCAATTCCAATTCGTTTATTGTCTTCAATGCGTCCCTGCACCATTCGGGCGCGGCGACGCGGGCGGCGGCAAAATCGGGGCGGGCGATGAGCCTTTGGGCATTGTCATACCTTGCGTGCGTCATACACCCCGAGAGCAATGCGGCTACGGCGCAAAAACTAATCGCCTTCGCAATCATTCCCAACCCCTTTGTCAATCGCGGCGTCAACCGCCGCGTCCTTGTTTTGTTTTCGCCCGATGGCTTCGGCGACATTCGCCGCTGCGGCCATATCAAGGGCACACTCCACCAATTCCGTAAACTTGGGGAACGCCCTGAACATCGCCGCAAGCAACTGGATTATCGCCAAAGCCATAGCCTACGCTCCGAAGAATCCCTTGATGATGGACACCACGCCGTCAACCCAGTTGGTCGAGCCCTGCAAAATGCCGCCCAACACAACCAGCGCCGCGCCGATTACTGCGCCCTTTTTGGAGAGGAATGCCCCGAGGGTTTCCTTCCAAGTTTTCTTCTGTTCGGTTTCCTGCTGTTCAGCCATATCGATAAAGCCTTTTTTACTTTATAATTTTTGCGTCGAGGGCGCGGGCGGTTAGCTCCTTGCCGACATTTTGCAAAGTCTTGAGCTGGGCGTCGGCATTGTCGCGGACAATCAGCGCGGCGACTATGTTGTTGCAAATGCTCTTGGCTTTCGCCGTGTCGCCCATCGCGAGCAGATTCTTTGTAAGCCACATCGAAACCCAGCGGTCGATGTACATAACTTCGAAAACTTCGGGGCTGTTGTTTTCGACGAAGAAATCGAAGTCCTTCATCGTGTAAGCCATATTGACTTTTTGCGCCGTGGAGAGCTGTTTGTCGCCGACTTTCCAGCCGTTGGACTTGAGTTCGGCGTAGTACGTCGGGTCGGACTGCGACTTGAGCTCGATGAATTTGCCCGAATGCAGGCAGCAAAGCTCCCAGTCCGTCGCCTGCGGGAACGTGCACGCGCCCGCGAGGTACGCGAGTCCGCAAACGCCCTTTTCGTCGGAACTGGCGTTGCCGTGCGCCGCGATGAGCTTTTTGACTTCGGGGAACGCTGCCTCGATGTCGGCGGCGTTGGCGTTCGCCCAGGCGACCTTTGTGTCCCAATCCTTGAGGAGCTTCAGCTCGCCCGAAAGCTCGGAGAGAGTCTTGGCAAATGCGCCCGCGCCGATGACGAGGGCGGCTGTTATTGTGATGAGTTTTTTGATGGTGTTTTTCATTTTTTTATCCTTTGTGTT